CCATGGTGGTTGTCAGCAGCACAGTGGATTGCTTGAATGCTGATATTGTCTGTCCTGCCTTGAATTTGCAACCAACTTTTTCAAGTTTCTTGACCCACTGAGACTTGTTGAATAGTGCTATGGCGTTGTCCGGGAAGTCAGGATCCTGTCTTTGCGCTCCTTGTTGCAAGTTGGTGGCGGGCTTAGATAAATAAGTGCGCAAGGCTAGCTGTTTGCAATGTGCCCAGAGTCGCTTGTCAAATGGTTGGGTCTCCTGCGGCACGTTCATAAATTTTGCGTACGCCTCGAAGAGCAGGTCGCCTGCATTGAGCGTTTCGCACAAAGCCCTCTTATTGGAAGCAACGTCAGCCGTTCTGATCCTCTCTTTAATAGTAATTTTGAATAACGCTTCATCTTTAGCCTGCTGGTGTGGAAAGAGTTGGACTACCGGGTCCTGAGTCTGCATAAGATTGGTCTTCTCTTCACCAGACCAGAGTTCCCTTGTGTCCTTGTCCTCCATCGCCTCAATCTTTTCCTCCAGTTGAATGTCGTTATTCGCGACAGGCATGTGAGTCTTGGTGGGGCCGTCGCGTACTTGTGGCTCAGGAGGTTTGTAGTCTCCCCCGGACTGTTCATCTTCTCTCACCCCTGATATCAATGTCTTCAGGTAAGGGGTTGAGTCCAATTTAGCCAGGAAATCTTTGTTGTCAGAATGTGTGTTGACGAACGTAATAGTTTCTGACGCCCGAGAAAGAGCTGTGTACAAAACCTCATCTGAGCAAAGTGGCGTGTCCTTGTCTAGCACAATAGTGAGGTGAGGTAATGTAAGCCCCTGGCAACCGGCATAGGTCATAGCTTGTCTACCCAAGTCTGTGAGTAGTGATTGGCTGCGAAATGCAGGCACTAAGGTCATAGCATTTGTGGGTATGAGTGTTGCATGCTTGATCGCTCCGCCCACTTCCCTCTCCGCGTGCACCCTGATGGGATTCGCGAGCCGCTTGGGTTGTCTGTGGGTGGCATTGACGTAGTAGTCACAGTATCGTTTAAAGTGGTCAGTATTCGAGCTCAGGAGTGCGATCTGTGAGTCTCTCTTGTCGTTGTGGTACACCGACTGTCTTTGATCCCCGGTCAGCACTACGAGGTCAACGTTGGATTTGATGGCAAGGTAGGCGTCCACGTAGCCTGCAGGTAATTTCCCATAGTCATCCATGATGACGACCGACTTTCCTTCGCGCTCGCAGGCTTTCTCAAAAGTCATCACACGTCGGGGATCCAAGGCTGGAAGTTTCTTTTTCCAGTCAGCCGCCAGGTTAATGGTGGGCACGACAATGTTAACTTCGTTGGCGTCCACAATCTGGTTCCTCAACAGTTCTTGTAGTGCGCGACTTTTGCCAGCTCCTCCTGCCCCATGAATCACTATGAGTCCCACAGTTCGCTCGGCATTCTCTGCAAGAGCGACCCAGGAGCTCAGAAGGTCCCTATCCAGCTTCGGTAACACCAGCCCCGTAAGGTTATTTTTAACGTCAGACATGAAAGCTGTGGCACGTTTGGCGTCAACCTTGTAACTGTAGCATTGTCTCTTAAGACCATGAGCCATACTTACAAACTGTTGCTGGTGTGCAGTGATCGGCGCATTATATTGCCGGAGGAGGTGCGCTAAAGGATTGCGGTAGATGGGTTGAATTTGGTTCTCCCCGTCATACTGGGTTTTGTAGTTAGTGAACCCGTGCAATTTAAGTAGCTCCACCGTGTCGTCGTCCAAAGGTGTAAGCTCTACCTTGCGTGTCGGCTTAACGGATTTCCCTCTCTCTCCAGGTTCATCTATATGCTGGCTCCCGTCACAATTCTGAGCCTCACTGGGCGCCAAGGTTTCTGGAGTTTCTAGGGTGTCATCTCCTGTTTGGGCGTGGTCACTATCAGGTGACGGCAAGTCTACGCTGGCCTCGTTGGGCTGTTCCTGCTTTTCGACCTCTGCTGAGTCCGCGCAATCTTCCAGGGGTGGGAGATCAAAGAGGTCATCGTCCTCTAAAGACTCGCCTGCTGGCTCAGGGGTGGTTTCACTTGATGAACTCTCGTCATCACTCCAGTCGGTGACATACCCCTCTTGGTCCGAAGTGCGGGCCCCCGTTGGTACCTCTGTAGGGGTAACAACCCGTTCGGCATGCTCTTCAGGGCTGAACCGCCTAGTGCTTTGTTCACTCTTGGCGGTCACGTCAGCCACCGGGTCTTTCAACGACTTGTCATGGCAGCATGTGTTGTTACTGGGGTTTGTTGGGCTTGTGGCATGACCTTCGAATTCCGCAAGCAGGTCCAAATCATCTGGGGAAGGTTGGGGGTAACCTGTTAAATTATGGTTCGGGGGGCCTGCTTCATCCTCCTCTGGGTTATCAAACCATTGCTCTCCACAGATTCCCCGACGTTGGGGTTTGGTAGTGAAATGGATCGGGCGCACATCGGTGACTGTAAGTAAAGCGGCATACGACGATTTTCCAAGGATGTTCTGGAAAAATTCTCGCACTCTCGCTCGGATGGACAAGCATAACTTGCCGAGTAAGCTTTCCATCAATGGTGATTGGTAGTCACTAGTCGATTGCATGCCAGTTATAAACAGCAGATAGTTGGCTAACCGTATGAGGTCTG